ACTTGGCCTTCACGCTTTCTTAGACCTGTGTAAGTCCACATTGTTCGTTATCTCCTATCGAGCGTTTGAGTATTTGAATGGGTTTTCGGCAAAGGCCATGTAGATAAAACTGTTAGTTGAATTAGTAATGCCCAAGTTTTCACGGACTTTAAAGCCATTACTTAGAAAATCTATGTGCCTTCCAGATGTACTAATTGTAGATTCAGCGGTAGTGGCATCAGCATACATAAATGGTGTTATGTCTCCATCGTTTATACCTTCGTCTCGCTCCGTATCCCGAATAACCCAACTAGAAGTCGTGTTATACGCTTTTACCATTAAAAAAGCAGGTCTAAATCCTGTGTATACAAACGGACCATTAGTACTATTGTTGCCTGTGTATGTTCCAAACTTTGAGAAGCCTTCGACACTGTGGAAGCAGTAGGCTATGTAGTCATTGGTGTTAATGTTTGTGTTATTAGTTCCGCTGTTTTGGTTTACCGTAAATAAGGTACTTGATGGTGCGGCCCCAAAAGACGTATTACTTGTTGATTGTGCACCGTTAGAGTCAAGTCTCAGAATATACTGATAACTTGGAAGTGATGAATGATATACACACCAAGATCCAACAGCAGATCTATTTTTTACAAGTATCATTTCTGGCGCAACAGTAAGCCCGTGACCTACCGTGGCGTTTGAAGCACCATCAGCAACGTAGTCTTCATTTGCTGTGTTGACTTCAACTTCAGAACCGACAGTAAATCCATTCGCATTGAAATCCAATAACCCGTTAGGCTCATCTGTTTCTTCTGTGTTTACGTCTGAGTACAACGCCTTCTGAACACCACGCACTGAGTCGTACAGGTGATGCTTGTCACCTTGTTGACGGTTCTTGATCCACACAAAGTCAGGACTCTCTAGATTCTGGTCATTGACTGTGATGTTGTTTTCTGTCAACGCAACAAAATCTGTTGGGGCCGTATACTCCCATTCAGATTCTTCTCGTATTCTAAACTTGTTTGTTGGGTGACCCCCAAGCGCAATGGTAAAATCTTCCCACGTTTTAGTCGTTGATGGGTTAGTTCCTGCCGCAGGATCACCAGAGTTTTCCCACGTTCCATCCGTACCAAACCAAATATTACCTGTGTCGGTGTCTACTGCAATTTGAGCAACATCTCCTGCGGATAATGCTGTGAATACGCTAGATGTTACAGAGCCTTCATCACATTCTTGTCCTGCATCTGTTCTGGAGTATTCAAATGCCATCGCATACCCTAAACGACCATTCGTGCCAGTACCGCTTGAAACAGAAGCACCCCAGTTTCGTGTTGTCTGTGCGTAAGAAACCACGCCAATTGTGTCGTTACTAGCTGACTTTGTTACATACTCAATCTCAAAATAATTCTTACCGGAACACGGGATATGAACGTGGGCAGATTCAAAATCAGAAGTTGACCTGATTTCTTTATTACCCTCCGATAAAGTCATGTTTGTATCTGTTGCAAAAGTTGCAAAGTTATTATCAGTCGGACTATCCTCCACCTGATCTGTTGTCGCAAAGTTGTTCAGCGTCCAGTCGTTAGAACCTGCCTGATCTTCACCAAGCGTAGTCGTGCTTGTATCGTCAGAGAAGTCTAGGTAAGCACCGTCATTACCGTATGAAATTCCAGATACGGCTTTAGGAATCCAGATGCCATTAGCGTCAAAGTTGCCAAAGTCATCTGCGTCATACGCTGTTCCGGTTGCAAAGTGAACTTCAGCTAAATAGCCGTTTAGGTAATAAAGGCCTGAACCAGAATACCTTCCAATTTGTGTTGCGTTTGCGCTAGTAGATAAACTGCCTAAAGTTAGACCTGAAGCAATTTCCTGACCGTTCAAATAAACACTCGCTGATCCGGCATTGTTTGCTAGTACAATGTGATACCAAGTGCTTGTATCCAATAATTTTTGGCTTGAAGTAATCCATTGTGTACTGCCGCTAAAAATATACAGCGTACCCGCACCTGTTGAAGATGCTTTTGATATCCCGATACCGGTCGAGCCAGATGAAAAAAGATACATATATTCATCAGGTATGTCTGAGCGTTTTAACCAAAGAGAGACTGTATAAGTGTTTGTGGCAGTACCGACTGTTCTTGAAAGATATGTACTACTGCCATCGTCAAAGATCAACGAATTAGTAATATCAATCGTATCAGCAGGTTTCTTAATAACATCCCCTACCTGTAATTGCGATCCATTACCTGTGTAAAGGAAGGTGTCGAAATACTTCGCAGGGAGTTCACCCTGTGCAGGATCAATCTCAGGATCGGGTAGGTTGGCTGTGCTGAGTGCGAGGTAGCCTTCTGGAGGTGTGTAGTCAAAGTCTTGTTGGCCGAAGTTGGCTGTGATTGTCGTGCTTCCTGAAGCCGCAAGAATAATCGCAGGAGTAGGGTCTGTCGATTGTGGTGTATATGAAATAACACCTTGAGACACATTGTTCTTGTAGAAAGTTATTTCATTGTCATCTGCATTTAGCGCAATGCCAATTACATCACCTGCTGAATAACTAGCTCCGTATGAGGTAAATACGTTGTCAATGGCTTTGCGACCATCTTTCCAATATACAACCCCATCTTCCCTATTTGTGCTTGAGCCATTGTACGCAATACCTGCATATGCGCTGTTTCCAGACACATAAGTTATTTCCCAATACCACTTACCACTGGATAGAAGGAATGTACCGTGTGCAGACATATCACCTGAACCTGAAGTAATGGTCAGGTTTCCATCTGATAAATTAGGCGTACCCGCCATTGACCCTGTTTGTTTTGCAATCGGATTCCAAGTACAGAAGTTATCAGTCGGGCTATCTAACACCACATCAATAGGTTCTAAATTATTAGATGTCCAATGGTTGCCTCGCCCAGATGCGTCACCGCCGATTGCTAAAGCAGATTCAAAAGGCGTGGATGACGACTCTCCGTTGACATCATTGAAGGTTATGTCTAGCAAAGTAATGGTTTCGTTTTTGTCGCCCGATCCAAAAAACATGTAACCATCGTCCGTACCTGTCGTTGTAAACGTATGAACTAATGTATCATTCTTAAATATTTTAAATGTGCCAGAAGTTCTGGTCAGTTGAAAAACATCTGATGTAGTTGTTGAGCTTAACGCAGTACTCCCATCTGTGTTGTTAATGGCACTTGCACCGCTCGCACCATTTTGAATTACCCAGTATGTAGACTGACCTGCAAATCCACTGTTGTAATTTAGAGAGTCGTACCCAGATTCAGGGAAGAAACCAACAGTAAACGCATCTCCCGGAGTCAAAGAGGAAGAAGCAGGGCTAAACTTAAACTCTATATCAAAATCACCAGTAATTAACCCAGAGAATAATGCCGCACTATCGTTACCCTGAGTTCTTTGTATATCGTTGCCAGACGTTAACGAAAACGCTCCGCCCGTGGTTTCGGTGTACAAACCCGTGGTGCCAGTAAACGGTAGATGGAACCCATTCGTACCGTAGGTGACATCTGGAGTCTTAGCCACCCACACACCGTTCTTAAACTCACCGAACGCATCAGCATCGTAGGCTGTACCGTCTGTGAAGTGGACTTCGGCCATATAGCCGTCAAAACCACCAGACTGATTGAAATAATCACCGAAATATTGAGTAACACCATTTTGACCAAACAATGTTGTATGCGCTGTCATAGCAGTCGTAGTTGTTAAGGATTGCTCTGTACCGTTGATATAAATTTTTATTTCTTCACTGCCAGATGTAGCGTTGAATTTGACGACTAAGTGATACCAAGATGAAGGATCACGATATACGGCATTTGTTTGAACTTGTACCTTGGCACTTCCTGCAACTTGGCTATATACGGTGATTTTGTCTGAAGAAAGTACAATATTTCCGAAATTGCTACCATTTTGGTACGGTTGCCAAATCATATTATATGTACTTATAACAGACGGTTTAAACCAACAACTAAATGTAAACAAATTCCCGTTTGAAGATGTTCCAGATGGTGACCAAGTTAAATATGATGTATCGTCTTCATTAAACCGTAGCGATCCTTCAATGGTCTTTGGGTAGAAACCACTGACTGAACTCTTGTGGGCATTGCCTTGAATAATCGCCATGTATTAAGCACCTGCTGATGTGAGGGCGGAAGAACAAGCTACCATGACATTTGTACCGTCTGAGTAGTACGACAAGAAATACTCTCCGACTTCACTAATCGCTGTGAGATCAGTACCGGAAATGTAGGTTGTACCGGCGGCAGTGATTGTGTGACCACCTGAGTTGTCCAACCAGATGTTGCCTGACTGTCCTTGTGTGATGTTCGTGAACGTCAATTCGCGATCACCATCCGGCGTACACTTAAAGTTGTTTGTCACATTCATGTCAAACGACCCGTCATCGTCTGTCGTGACTGTGCCACGAACAGCACCAGAAATAAGTGTTTCATTGTCTGAGTCAGTAGTGATGGCTTTGCTTGCCGCAGAAGTACCCAAAGTAGCAATGTCGAGGTAGTTGAGTTCAGCCGTGGTTGCTGTCACCCCGTCAAGGATGTTGAGTTCAGCGGCAGTTGATGTAATTGAGCTACCACCGATTTGAAGAGTGGTTGCGTTGACCTCACCAGATGCTCCGTACACAACAGCCTTGCTGTTCACAATGGTTCCGGCGGATGATCCGTCAACGAGATTTAGTTCGGATGATGTTGATGTGACGTCATCCAGAATGTTAAGTTCTGCGGCTGTTGCCGTAACTTCTGTTCCGTTAATCGACAGCGTAGCGGCGTCAATCTTTGTGGCTTTGAGATCATTAAAAACATCCGTGACTGTAGATCCTGAACCTGTCCCACTGAACTTAACAAGCATGTCTTTTCCATTAGGCACAACAAGATCATTGGATGCATTGTATGTTCCTTGGAAGAGGATGAGGTCTTGAGATGTTAGGCTGTTTCGGATAAACAAGATTTTCTCAGCATCGTTTGGTGTGAGCTGATAGAACACATCGCCGCCAAGGTCACCGCCATCATTGATTTCAATGAACTTGTTTCGGCCATTTGATACAGAGCCGTTAGTAATTGGTAAGGTGTTCGGGGATCCAGAAGTTCCTGTACCTGTAGCTGTTACAGTAATAACACCGTTTATAGCCTGATCAATCAGATCGAGATTAGTGTTAGTGGTTGTCCCCCATGTTCCGGATTGCTCGCCTGTGGCGATTTTTTCAATACCGAGATTAGTAGTGTAAGTGCTAGGCATTTTGAAATCCTCTAAGCCGCTATTTCATTCCAGTTGGTATCTGGACTTGGCGATACCTCAGTATAAGTTGTTTCTTCTTCGGGAACAATTCCCTGCCAATTTGCATTTTGGTCCGGAACAATTTCACCCCAAATAAAGACTGAACCCACGGCGCCAACAGTGTTTAACCCGGTTACAGGCGCGGAGGCTCCGGCCTGTACAGTAACGCTATCGACCTGCCCAGAGGCGCTAACCCCCGTGACATTGACAGGAATACTTTGTTCTACTGTTACAATTCCGACTTCGCCAGACGCATTCAATCCGGTAACATCAATCACTACATCTGTGGTAATGCTTACCGCGTCAACTTGCCCAGACGCATTTAATCCCTGCGCCGGAACTATGGCAGAAATAATTGCTGTCGCTTCACCAACCTGTCCGGAGGCGCTAACTCCTGTAACGTCAACCAAGGTTTGAGCACCCGCAGTGGCTGTTCCAACAACCCCTGATCCGCTAAGGCCATCAACTTCTACATCAATCCGGGTATCTACGGTGACAGAGCCGACATCACCGGTAGCGTTTAATCCGGTTGGTGGTACATTTACGTCACTCTTGGTCGAGGCATCTCCAACTTGTCCGGAACCAAACTGACCCACAACAACATTGGATACGTCTGTCCTAACTGTTACAGCGCCTGTTTGACCAGATGCATCTAAGCCTGTTGTCGGAACATTTGAGGCGCCTTCAACGGTAACAGATCCAGTATTACCGGAAGCGGAGGAACCGGTCCCGTCTACGTTCGCGGTTCCAATAACATTTGCAATCGCGCCAACTTGTCCGGAGCCAAACTGACCAACAACCACATTGGATGAGTCAACTTGAATAGAGACAGATCCTACTTCACCGGAAGCATCTAGCCCCGTTGTCGGTACGTTGGATGCACCTTCGACAGTGACTGATCCTACTTCACCGGAAGCAGAAACGCCGGTTCCATCTACGTTTGCGTCACCAGTGACGTTTGCGACTGAGTTAACTTGTCCAGAGCCAAACTGACCAATTACGATTGTCGATACATCAATCTCAACTGAAACCGAACCGGTTTCTGCGTTGGCGGAAACGCCGTTCGTATCCGTGTTGGAATCACCGATGACGTTTGTGACTGAATTAACCTGACCAGATGCAGATATTCCTGTTACATCTGTGTTTGAATCAGCATTTATGGCAACTTGGTCAACCTGACCGGATGCAGATACTCCCGATACATCTGTGTTGGAGTCGGCAAGGACTGTAACGGTCCCGGCTTGACCAGAGGCGTTGATCCCTGTCGTAGGTACGTTTGCGGCACCAGTGATTGTAACAGGTTCAACTTGACCGGAAGCTGATGACCCTGTAGCCGTGACGTTTGAAGTGCCGGTAACATTTGCAACCGCACCAACTTCACCAGAAGCCGATGACCCGACACCCGTTACACGCGCAGTACCAGTGACATTTGCAACCGCACCAACTTCACCAGAAGATGCAGATCCGGTGACAATGGTTGAGACATCAATCTCAACATCTGAATTGCCAACGTCCCCAGAAGCAGAGACTCCATCAACAAAAATTTTAGTTTGTGGAGCGCCGGTTGCGACACCCACTTCACCAGAAGCAGAGACTCCATCAACCGAAGCGGTTGCGCCTGCTTGAACGGTGACTGATCCCACCTGTCCGGAAGAATTAAGCCCCGTGGTTGGAACAACGGCGGTGCCCGAAGTGGTTGCTGTACCGACCTGTCCAGAAGCGTTTTGTCCCGTTACTGAAACAGAAGATCCTGCCGTGACAGTTACATCATTTGTAACTACGGAAGCCGAAACTGCGGTGGCTGATACATTAGAGTCGGCTGTAATTGCTACGCCACCAACATCACCGGAAGCGTTCAACCCTGTCACTGAAGTAACTGAGGATCCAGTAACAGTTACATCTGCACCGAAGTCAGCAAGTTCTCCTGCGTAGTACCGGAGATCAGATACGATGGTTCCAGACCATGCGGTCTGAGCTTGGTACTGAGTAGTGTCTGAGTCGTAAGTGGAAGTTCCGCCCGCTATTCCACTATAACCTGCGCCCCACCCACCTACATCTCCACCGGACCAACTACCGTTTTCTAGCTGAGTGGCTTTTGATGTGTTGATGACTTCTCTGCCATCAATCCAGAGACGTATCCTGCCGGGATTGACTCGTATATCAAATGCTACGGTGTGCGTGTTTCCGTCAAATTCTGGTATGTCAGATATAGCTACATTTTCTAAGCAAATGTCTCCGGGCGTATTGTCTTGTACAGCGTCACTACCTTCGCCCGCTCTGAACCGTAGGTAATAGGTATTAAGTATCTTGGAGACACCAAGCCAAGAACCTACACCGCCCCCGCCGTGTTCCCACAAACATTCTGTCTGACTGAATGAAGAGGGAAGTTGTACTTCACCCGCAAATACGATGTCTTGCACTCTGGATGTAAATGAGCCATCTATCTGACCGGAAGGCAGTGCACCGGCAAGCGTTAAGCCGAATTCAGGATTGAAGTTATTTAAGGTGGCAATACCCGTAACAGAAACATTTGCCGTGCCGGTTATTGCAACTCCGGCAACCTGTCCGGAAGCGTTTTGACCCGTTACTGAAACAGATACGTTTTCTGTAGCGGAAACCGTAACCGATCCAACATTTCCAGAGGCGTTTTGACCTGTTACTGAGACATTAACATTTTCGGTGGCCGCAACGGTAACCGATCCGACCTGACCGGAAGAAGATAAACCTGTTGTAGGAACATTGGAGGCACCAGTGATCGTGACCCCGGCAACCTGTCCGGAGGCAGAGACCCCTGTGACATTAACAGAGACATTTGTACTGGTGAAAACGGTCGCTGAACCAACTTGACCCGAAGCGTTTGCAACTGCAACATCGCCTTCATTCCAGCCAAGTTCGCCAAACCCCGCACGGCCCCAGCCAGTAAGTGGGACGGTGGCGTCAGCCTCGCCTTCGCCCCATGCAAGTTGGCCCCATCCCGCACGGCCCCAGCCGTTAGCGGGACTAGACATTACTCGACCCTAATAATCGCTGAAGTCGAGTTGGCTGTTGGAAAAACGATTGTAAATGTTCCTGCCGTGGAAGTTTTATCTTCCGTGAAATCAAGAACAACTACAGACGGATCACCTGTCGCAGTGTCGTTGTAAATCAACGCGCCACGAGCAGTAATTGTTGCCGTGGTAAACGAAAGATCATCAAAATCTGTGAACGCTTTTGTTCCAGAAGTTGTCACACCGTTCTTTGATAACGTACCGCCGCCCGCAGAATACGATCCTGAATCACCTACTTCATTAGTCGTAGTGTATGCAGTTGTATTAGCTCTAAAAGTAGCATTATTGTCATACAGGGCTAACTTAAACGTGTTTCCGCCCGCTGTAAAATCATGCACACCCTCAAGTAGTTCCCCCTTGAAAGAAGTGCACATAAAGTTTCCGTCAAATGCCATATCATATTCTCCTCAGTTGATCGGCAAGTTCATGTTGACCTGCCTTACGGAGGTCTGCACATAGTGTAGCACGATCTTGCTTGATGCCCATTTTAATATACTGAGTCACGACTGCAAGCATTTGCTCTCTAAATGCACGAGCTTGCGCCTGAAGGAGTGGATGAGCATTGTCTCCCACCTTGATCAAACGCTCTACGCACATTTCAGCGACTTCCTCGGGAGTATGCCCTCGTCCATCGGTAGTTTTTACAAAAGGCGTTAAAGTTTCCGCCACGTTTACTTTTACGTCAAACATTTTTAACCCTTATACAATATTCCAACACCGTCTTTCGGCTCGGGAGGTGCTTTTATTTCTGACAACGGCACAATTTTTAGCATTCCCTCGTCAAACGAAACGTGCGGAGGGTCTTCTAAGCGGTGATAACCATATAGCTTTTGTTCAGGCGGCACATTCATATCCATAAAACCAGATTCCGGAGCAACGGAAAGAATTACTCCCTTGGATGTTAGTATGCCGCACCAAAACTCACAACAAGCCCGGCCAGCTTCGGCGTAGTGAATTTGACTAGCATACGAAAAATCCACTCCAAAAATGTGTACCTCTCCGACTTCTTGATAAACAGCGTAAGCCAAGGCATACGCCGCCGTGTTGTTGAAGTAACACAACCCCGTGTCTTTAATGACTTCAGAAATCGGATATTTTTCCACCGAAGGACATCGAGTGTCTTCAGTGCAACTATAGATAGGGAACTCCTGCTCTTGTGAGATAACCTTAGAAACTACACCGGTCTGTGTTCCCGCAACATCGTCATCAAGAAATCGCGCAGGTGGATCCATCATAAACATGCGGTCTGTCTTATAAATTCCAGCGGTCGCGTTAATGGTCCAAACTTCATCGTAGTGTTCGGAATGCGCTAACGATAACGCAAAATTGATTTGAGACCTACCCATTGCGACAATAGCAATTTTTGCATTTTTTAATTTTTCGTGTTTCATTTTTTTTCCGTTACTGTTTTGGTAAAACGATTCGGCCAGCACGATACTCTTGCGTAGTTTCTTCAGCCTCGCCCAAGAGCTTTAAGCCTCCTGCGGCTTCAACAAATCGTTGAGTGTAATTTTGAATTAAATCCTGCTCTCCTTTCATAAAAGTATAGGCTTCAATTAAAGAAGCATACAGCATACAAATAGAGGCGTTTTCAGAAAGCCACGTTGTGCCCGATTCCGCACCTGAAGTAAGACTTGCGGGTCTATAGAAATAATGTAGCTCTGCCGTATACGAGCTGTCCGGAGTAGGCGCAATAATGAAGTTATTAATATCAAAAACAGCGTAATATCTCGGAGATCCCTCTGTGGTGGCGTTTGGATTAAACTCTTGAATGTAATTAACATCTTTAAACAAAAGAAACTCTTTGTTGCCACTTCCATCAGTATAAGACAACGAAAAAGGTGCTAAAAAGTCGGTAGGAGCGGCAAGGTACTGGTTTGATTCCGTAAAAGTTGCGGAAACATTTTTACGAAATAGATTAAGTTGAATACTTTTTAATATTCTTTCTTCTGCGTTACGAATAAATATCGGAAGGTTTGTTACAAAAGTAGTTTCATCATTTTCCGTATAATCTTGAATCGCTTGTTTAAGTTGGGCGTATGTAAAGCTCATGACGTTGTTACCTGTACAGTTCCTACTGCTCCATAAACTGCGGTAGGTCTTGGATTAGGGTTCTCGATTGTAGGGATTCCCACATATACGCTGTAGGGCTCTACCCTGTCAGGGCGAGCATCTTTTAAAGCTTGTGCGTCCACAACTCGGCGAAAAGGACCGAGTTGCGGTTGCTTAGGTTCATACTCGTCTTTTCCTACGAGCAAGCCGTTCCATTCGCGGCGCATATCTTTGTACTTATACCGAACCCCAGATCGATCTGAAGTAGCGTAAGCAAACTTGCCCTGAGCAAACTTAGACATTACGTCGTCCTAAAATATTCGTACTGCGGAACGACATTGAACGAAGCTCTATCTCGATCTTCCGTCATTGCGCGTTCAAACTCTTCCTCGTAGACCGCTTTTAAAAGCTGAAGACGTTGTGGTGCTCGTTTCATAGCGATGTAATAAGCCAAGCCCGCGGCCAAACAAGGGTAGAACCGAAAAGGCACTTCCATTGTATTTGTTTGAGTATCTGCGTCTTGCATCCGAGTCAAAGCGTCGTATATTACGACATCTGAGCTGTTTTCGGGAACGGGCCATATTTTTAAGTTTGGCGTAATCTGACGATCTAAGAAAAACTGCGTTGGGCGACCCTGCGTTGTTTTATTGGGAATATTTAAAAATTCATCTCGACTAAGTCTGTCTATCGCAAAGTCGGTGCTACTGCGTCGAACGACTACCGATAAAATATCAATCACATCTGAACCAAGAGCTATTTCTCCGCTTCCTTGTGTTACGGTGAAAGAACGTTGTTCGATAGTCCACTGATTTAAACCACGGTTAGCCCATTCCGCTAACATAAGGTTGAGCGAACGCTTTGCGGTCTTTAAGTCGTAACCAGTACGAACCTCAAGACCACAACGCTCGAATGCTTCCTCAATGTAATCAGCTACATCAAGTTCAAAGTCAGTGCTTCCAGAAAGTGCCATTACGCTTTAACTAGCTTGTAGCCTTTGTCTTTGCACATCTTACGAAGTTCAGCAACTGACATACCTGCCGAGCCGCCTTTTTCCATCTTCTTAACCATGCCGCCAGCACGCATTTTCTTAGCTGGACCGCCGCGCATCATCTTCTTTGGTTTCATCGCCATTAGAATTCTCCATTAAACGTTCGTATAAATCTCGTCTCTGAATGAACAAATGCTCTGCATCATACTCTTCTAGATACTTATCATAATACCCCTTTGCTTTCAATTTGTCCGCCGCAAGCTGTAACTTGGTAAGACGTTGTACAAATATCATCGCATATTCCACATCGACTAACGGGGTAAAGGTCTGGTCGTCAATGAGTTCGTTTGGAGCGTCATGAGGATGAAACCCCATTAGCCATAGATCTTTATCTATGAAGATGCCATCTGATATAGCCTCGTTCATTTGATACAGATAGTCTTGAAACTGCTCCGGATCTTCTTCAAACGCTAAATCTACGATGATGTGTAGATCATAATCGTCATCAAATCGAGATACGGCGGAATACAAATCCTGCATGTCGCCGTCGTATTTAAAAGAAATAGTGACCTTGTTATCCGCCCAAGCACGTTTTGCATAAGGACACGGAGGTAAGTTTGCAAAGTCTTCGGAAGGCTGTTCTAAAGCAAAAGCAGACCAGTCTCGAATTTCTTGTGCGATCTGATCTTCCAGTTCCATTAACTGTACCTTGTCTTCTTACGGCGTTCATTCATAACCGCACCACAGCCTTTATGGTTACGACGAACTGCTCCGCCGCAAGCCATCTTGACTTCGGCTTTTTTGGTGTTCTTAACCACTTGCTTCCCTTTGGCCCCTTCGCGCTTCTTTTTTCTAGCAGTAGAAGCACGCTCAGATTTGCTCAAGCTTTGAGCTTTTGAACGAGGCAAACAACGGTCTGGATTCTTTTTGTCTTTAGATGTGCCGCATTCACCAACAATGTTTCCAGAGCTGTCTATGCGAACCCAGTCTTGATCACGCCATTCTTTAAGCTGACCCATTACTTTTTCTTCTTCGACTTTTTAGCGTAGTTTGGATCTTTGCAGTATTTTGATGCGGCCATATTTGCATACGCACTTGGATATGTATCAAAAGTGCGCTTTGCCCAAGCCTTACCCGCGGGACAGATCTTTCCGCCAGACTTGACTTCCCCACCTTTTTTCATTCTCACAACGGTCTTTGATGCCTTAGTTGGGCAAGCACCGTTTCCAAGATTGACTCGACTTTTCACACAAACCTCTCCGCAATCGCGGTAGCTACAATTAGCCCCGCAATGCCCCACATCCGCAAATCCAGCCTCTCAAGAAACGCTTTTTGATCCTCTAAACGTTCCTCAATCCGCTTGTAGCGCAAGTTACACTCAGCTTCGTGTTGCTCTAACTTCGATAAAACTTCTTCTGGCTTCATAATTACCACTTCTTACAAGACCAATATCTAGCAGAAAATTTATCCTTTGCTGTGTCACATTTGTGACGAGCCCTAAAACTTTTGCGGCGATCTGGTTGATCTTTCTTAATACTCATGTTGGGATCACCAAACCGAACCAACTTTACTTCAGTTCCTTTTTTCGCAAGAACTGCAAACTTTTTGTTGCCGCCGCTAGTACGCTTTGGCTTGTTGTACCCGGAAAACGTTTCGCCTCTGTAGGAGAGGCGTCCCGAAGGAGAACGTTTTACATCTTTCGTACTTGCCATTACTCGTAAAACACGTCCGCTTCTAACAGATTCGTCATTAAGAAGTAAGTTCCTAATTTAGTAGAGAATCCGCTGTTTGGAATGTTAAAAGTGTTGGCAAAGCTATCGCCTGCGGCAACAGATTTACACATCAACCATCTTTTTGGTGTTTCTTGGTTGGCTCCGCTATTTGCCACATAGTGACAAGCGGGGTCACCTGTAATGGTGTCTGAGTTCAACATCGTAATCGTGAACGCATTTGCACTTGTGACGGTAATCGAATAGTTACCCGAAGTACCTGTTCCGCCTGTACCTGTCTCAAAACAGATGCCCACAACATCGCCAGTGGATAACCCATGACCTGTATCAGTGACAGTTAGTGTTGTACCTGATTGACCGTAGGTCCCAGAAGCAGGAGCGGTGTCTGTATCGTAAACAGTGAGCTTACCTGCGCTCGCTGTGCCCACAATCGAAAACTCTTTTAGTCGATGGACGCCGAGAACGGCAAAGCCGCTCTCTTTTCGACTAACTTGGTATACCTGAGCCAAGTTGTCCATGAGCTATCCCCTTACGCTTGGTCAGAGAATGCTGGTGCAGTCGCTGAAGTTACTGTTCCAAAGATCTGGTAATTTGTGCTGTCCAATCCAAGGAATGTCACATCAAACGCCGCTGGAACATTGATCTGGAAGATACTGTTTGAATCTCCATCTGAACCAACAACAGATACTTCGTTGTCTGTGTCAAGGAATGTAACACCGCCAATGAAGAAATTAGCGTCATCACCTGTGTCGAAGATTGCATCAAATGATGCCGCCGCCGCACCTGCAAATACAAAGCGGTACGCTACGCCTGCTTCTGGAGTTGGGAGTGTGTAAGTGTTGTCTTGTGTTGGATCAGGGACAAGGTTAATACGTCCACCATTAGTTGCCGCCGCGATAGTTACATCGCCGTCGCTAACAGAAACAGGTGTAACCTGAAGACCTGAAGCATCTAAAGTAAAAGAAGTTGTAAATGCGCCAGTTGTTGCGCTTTTAGAAACAACGGAAAAACCGTTTTCAGAACGTACTACGCCTGAGAAAGTTGTGTTTGCCATGATAATCTCCTGTCGTGGCTAGTGTCAGCAAAATGCTGTCAGAAGTTTATTGAATAATATAGATAAAAAAAGGGGGCGTCTAGCGCCCCCTTCTTCTTATGCCGCTCCGGGAGTACCGAAGACAGCGCGCCAATCAGAGACGCCGAAGCTGTAACGCTCACGGGCCTTGAAACGCATATTTCCAGTGTCAAAGTCACCTTCCATAGCAGTTTTGATTGGTGAACGGTTAAAGTATTTGAAACCGTTTGGTGCGTCAGTCATAACGAAGAACGCGTCAGTGTCAGTCAAGAAATGGTTGACTACTGCCCCTTCAGGCAACATTCCCATGTTCTTCATTGCATTGGCATCGTTATCCGCTGTACCCGGACGCAAGTTAGAGTTCAGAACACGCTCTGCAACAAACTGAAGTTCCTTTGGAATGATCAGCTTAGTGCCACGAACAGCGATCTTAAGTCCACGCTCATCAGTCAAGCCAGCAATGTCAATCAAGATCTGCTCAAGCGAAGTCTCATTGAGATCCGAAGGAGTAGAAAGTTGGTTGCGCTGGTTACCAGACAAAGATGGGTGCAATGATGAACAAAGTGCCGCGCCGTCACCTACAGGTGAACCGGTGCTGAACGCGTTGTTCAAAATAGACGCCGCTTTAATTTGCTTGGTCTGAGCCATTGAGCGAGCAAGTGCTTTAGTGTAACGAGACGCTAGACGATCATACAGATTGTCTTCGATAGCTTCCTCAGTGATAGAGAATGCCAAAGCGATTGTCTCGTGAGTGTAACGTGCAGTGTAAGTCTCTTGTGCATCGTCAAATGTGATGGCAGTGCCTTCACCCTTGACTGGTGCAGTTGAGAAACCACCCAACATTACTTCTTCTTCGAACGCACGATCTGAAGATTCTTCTGTGAAGATTTCAGCGTGTTCGTTCTCGTAACGGTTGTATTCCATCCCGAACAGGGCGTTAAGGCCCGGTTCAAGCTCTTTCGCTAGTTGTGCGCGAGAGATTGCCATAACCCTTCTCCTTAAATACCTGTTGAATCAGCAGTTGAGTCTGAATCAGACGCACTTGCTGGCGAGTTGTAATGGAAGTTGAAACGAACAACAAAGTTTACACCTGCCGCGTCGTAGTCGTTGTTTGCTTCGTCATCGACGATGCCAACGATACGCATAGCAAGAGTAGCTGTAGTTGCCGCTGTGCTAATGTCTAACTGTGCAGTTGAACGTCCAGTTGCAGTAGAACCAGAAGTTGCAGTTGCTAGTGAACAGTTTGAGAACACGTCTGCCAAAGCAGTTGCGCGATCTGTTACTGATTCGTCAGCCGCTACACGGTACAATTGCATTGGGTTGTCCGCAACGAAAGCTTTGACAGGAAAGTTCGTGTCAACACTTACGCTATTGGCACCCGGCCAGTAGTTTTTGAAGACTGTCTTCTTAGTAGAAGAGTCAACGTATTCCACACCCATCAGGACACCGAGGAAAGGAACAGTTCCGCCATTCGCGTCACCGACAATGTCGATAACTCCACCAGACGTCGGAATAACCGGCGAAAACTGATAGATAGCGTTCGTGTTTGTCGCGGCAATTTCATACTGAGTTACCCCAGTAGAGTTTGTCGCGCTTCCGTTCAACCCGATAGGACGTAGACCAAAAGATGTATCTTGGTTTGCCATAAGGCTTTCTCCTAATCAGGGTGACCCCTATTTACGAGGGCCACCAAAAGTTACACGTTGTTGCCGATCAGGGTTACTGATCCGCATTGTCGAATGTTGATTCTCTCGCATCATATCATGATCCACAGCTTCCATCTGATCGTGATTGCGCTGACTAAAGTAGGCAGTACGCTCTTCGACAGTTTCTTCTGGGATCCTTGCGAGGATCAATCCGCCAACACCAAACACACCTTCATACTTACCTGAATCTATAACCGGTGCTTCAAAGTCGGGGTATTCGTCTGCACGAACCAACTCCCATCCTTCTCTTAGCTTTGCACTGATGTTCTTACGGTCATCAAAACCGCGAGTCTCAGCGCGAATCCACCGGTGTTTAAACCCATCTGGGGCAGGTGGTGCGTCCAACATGGACGGTGGAGCCCACGGCTTACGCTGTGCCGTTTTAGCTCTGGTTTCACTAGCGCGGGAAGCCCGGCTTACAGTTTTCGTTTCTTCAGCCATGCTTAACTCCTAACGTATTTCGCGTATTCTTCAAGTGGCACTCCGAGTTTTTTAGCCATAGTGACTTGGGTCTTGGAGAGTCGGACCTTACCTTGGCGCCCAGTTGCTTTCGCGCGGGATACTGAGGCTACCGTCTGAGCGGGACGTCTGCCTTCACCCGAATTTTTTAACTTATGGGGGAACTCGTCCGCCATACGTCTATCCAGTTCATTGTAGTAGTCATCTGACTGCGGGTCAAATCCTTCTGATTCCACAAGTTTTTTGTGAATACCAAAAGCCGCATAAGTCATTGCTTCATCTGAACCAAACCATTCATTGCGCGATGCCCAGTCTTCTGCTTTAGGCTCTGGCCGACGCGGCTGTTGTGCCGGCATAGGCTGTTGAACCTGTGTCTGCTGTTGTGCCGCAACTTGCTGTGCATAACGCTCTTGTTGAATTTTTGCTTGACGCGCTCGATCACCCTCAATAGCCAAAGCGGTAATCTTGCGTTGTGCTTCGATAACACCGTTGGTGTCACCCATCTCAATCGCGCGAGCAAGCTCTTGTTCCGCCGAAGCAGTTTGCGTTTCAATACGTCCAGAGTATTCGTTGACGTAATTATCACTCAGGCTATTCATGCGTTGCTTAAGCTGTTCGGCTTCTGTCTGCACTTGCTGTGCATAACGAATTGCTTCTTCGCGCTCACGTTCTGCCGAACGCATCTTTTTGGTCAAGCGATCAATACGCTTTTGCGTAGCGTTGCTTGCCCGGTCAAAATTGTCTTCTTCATCAGCCGCGGCTTCAACAGAAGCTTCGGGGGCTTCGGGTTGCTCAAACTCAACCTCGGTTTCCTCCGCACCGCTTACGTCTAGTTCGACCTGATCGTCATCTCTTTCTTCAGCCATGATTTATCCTTAGAAATGTAAAACGTCTTCTGGATCTGAAATACGAGCCAGAATCTCATCGTCGTTAAGAATCCGTACTTCTCCCCCATCAATGTTGAAACGAGAGCCAGAATATCGGGCAAACATTACCCAATCTTTTTCCTCGCACCACGCTCCATCTGGGAATTTTTCAGAGTCTTTATATGCTAATGGCCCTACTTTAAGGACATAGCCGACTTGGGTGGACACCTGCTGTTGTTCGATGGTTTTGTCCGCCAGAAGTATTCCGCCTTCTGTCTTCCCTTTACCACGATAGGGCAGGATAAGGATTCTCCAACCAGTAGGGGTTGGTAGTCTGTCTAAAAGAGTTTTGCCAATGGCTTCTGGATCAAGAAAGGTTCTACGATCCTCTGTGTACGCTTCTTCAAGCGTCGCGACTTGTTCAGTCATTTAATTGCTCCTGTTTATCTAGCAGGCTCTTGAGTTCCTGTTCGATGTGATCGAGGGCAGTCATCATGCCCATCATTTCACGATAGTGTTCCATTGTTTTCACGCCGTTGTATTGAAGGCAATCAACAATAGCCGTCCGCTGTTCCCGGATAAGCCGAAACACAGCTTCTGATAAGTATATATCACTCATTCTCTTATATCACCGCATTTTATCTTAGATAGTCCCATATATATCATGTTTATTGGTCGTTGGGATCAAAATGCGAGCCTTTTTCTCGATTTTCTACTGCGGTGAGGATTTGAAGATTGGCTGGGACGTGTAATCCAGATACTTTTTCATGTTGAAGGGGAATGATGTGATCGACTTCGTACTTTTCTCCGGACTCCAATGTCATCATCTGAGCCATCAAGTACATTTTTTTCATTTCTTTTTGACCGGCTTCTGTTGCAACGTTTGCTTGCTGTAACCGATTCCAACGCTTTTTACCACTAAAGTAACTGCGTTCTTTGTGCTCTTGATAGTAAGCCTTGGCGTATTCCCGTTTTCTTTCCCTGTATTCGGGGTCTGATCCATAATCGGACCAGTACCCCTCGGTCGTTCGGTTTAGGTTTCTGGCCCGCAAACACTCTTCACAGTTCCTATTTTTTGTGAACCGTTTAGCAACGTGTCCGTTTTTGCACTTTTTGCCAGTGTAGTAGTACAGAGACCCTTGCTGAATAGCTTCCTTGTGGGTCTTTGGTATCCTTTCCATCGACCCACCCCGATGTTTAGTAGCTCCAGACGGTTGGGCGAGTAAACCCTTCGTCCGCCGTTAAGTTGTCTAAGTGCAAGAAGCGGCCACCGCCTTTCTGCTGAACCCCGATGCCTGTGAAACCCATTGCCATTGCTAGATGCAGTAGCTCCCAAGCTTCACCACGGTCCACCGCAATATCGACAGCTCGTCCCGTTGAATGAGTTCCGCCTTTTCCGCCGGGTTTCTTTGCCTCGATTGGATGCGTTGGATGTCTGAATGCCGACGTCACTTGCATAGGCTTGGCATAGGCCGCACGAAGTTCGGTTAACTTCTCCATAAACGCGGCGTCCATCTCTTCCAATCCAGTATGAGAGCATTTCATCTCTTCCTTACTAAAATATGGTGATTCCCAACTCATTACTTACCCTTATTTTTCAAACTCATTAATTTGTCTGCGGACTTTAATCCAAAGCTGGCACTGACCGCAATAAACAGTAAATATTGATACCATTCTGGAAGCGCATTAAGTGCAGAAAACGCTTCATTCATACGGTCAATAATCTGCGAATCGTCCATTGCAACGGAGTATGCGACAGCAATTAACGGCGCACTTAAAATCAACGAAAACCATTCGTCTTTCCACGAATTTTTCGTGGCATCCGCCATTTTGCTTTCCCAATCAGCGTCGTTTTGAATTGCATTGATTTTACGCTGTTGCAGTGCTTTCTTTTCTTCGGCCTTGCCTTTAAGAAAATCTTTGCCCAACTCAAGTGCTGGGCCAAGTAGCATATTAAGCATCTTTCTTCTTCCCTGAGATAGCTGATGCACCAAAGAAGGCGCTTACCAATACCGCAATCGAAGCAAAGTATGTTGGAGCAATGTCAGCGATTAGTTGAGCGGCCGTACCCATAGAGAAGGCATCAGCAAGAAAAATACCAAATGGATATAGAAGAAGACCAATAAGAGCAAACCAAGCCATCTTGCGAATCGAGTCACGTTGGGCATCATCGTCCAACATCTTGCGACGCATGTCTTCCAGCATAATTTTACGTTCTTCAGCATCGATAACACCGTCACCGTTCAAGTCGTATTTTTGCATTTCTTCTGTCATGAATTACTTTCCTTTAAGACTAATAAGATAAAGTACAAAGGCCACGGCCCCGCCCACAACACCGAGCAAAGCAATGCCAACAGCACCATAAGTGAGTCCATCCTTAATGGCTTTTCTGCGAGCCAGTTTCTTAGCTTCTGCACGTTTGCGCTCGTTCTCACGAAGTTGTTTGCGGTTTGCGATAAACTTTTGATAGTCGTCCCAAAGACCGGCACGACCGTTGTAGATAAATAGTTGTTTTATTTCAGCTTCTTTCTTGCGGATGTCTTCTAGCGCAAAAAATGCATCCATATCGCCGTCTTTGGCTTTTGCTTGAATGTCTTCTTTGGCGTCAGCAAGCTTGGTAAGTTGCGGACCCATTTCGCCGACAGATTGAACATGTCCGGCAAATTCCTTGATCGCGCCAATAGCCTCATTTGCTATCTTGATTGCGGCTATGGCTTCAAAGATCACGGCTAGAACACTCCTTTAAACCTCTGCGGTCTTGCGATTTTACTAAAGCGGCGGACAACTCCGCCCTTCGCCGCTCGCATAACTGGTTTTTCAGATTTTATCTTACCTGCACTAGATAACGCAATTGCTACAGCTTGTTTATGTTTATAGCCTTCATCCATTAACTTACTGATATTGTTGCTAATAGTTTTTTGGCTAGAGCCTTTTTTCAAAGGCATTACATACAACCTTTGTAGTTACCGCCGCGTTTCGCCGCGCCCATTCCGCGCGCTGTGCCACCAGATACATCCATCGGTGCTTCAGGCATTGTTTCCCCACCCTTGTAAGGAATCTTGCCCTGACCCTTAATGTCTGCATAGTTGACAGCTTTTTGTGCCGCACCCGGAGTGTTTGTAACGATCTTTACTTTTGACATCTTACTGTCCTCTCATTTTCATCAATTCACGCTCACGACCTGCGTCGATACGCGCTTGAGTTTGTGCCGCCTGTGCTTGCAATCGGTCATAGAACTGACGGTCCCGCATCTGCAACGTCTGTTGATCCAATTGTAACTTAGCCGCATCCAACTGTGCATCACGCTCGGCTTCCTGTGCATCCAACTGCAACTCTTGTTGCTTAAGCTGAACAACAGGATCAGGACCTTGACCAGATACTTGTGCAGACAACTGCTTGACTTGTTGCATCCCTTCAGCAATGTACTGAGCTACAAGCCCCTCGTACTGCATCATACGCTGTTCTGGGTTTGCCGCAGGTCCTTGTTGCGCGGTAATTTGCTCAAACTCAGCCGTAGCGCGCTCCCGAGCAGATATCTGAACGTGCTCCATGATGTGTTTTTGAAGAGCCATCGCCACAGGAGGCAAACCAGCAACCATCGGCGTTGAACCAAAAACCATATGCGACATAATATGCGCTTGGTGATTTTGTCCCTCGAAGGCTTCCAACTGTCCCATGTCGAGTGCATCAATATTCTCCTGTGCAGGATCCGTGGGCCGCGAATCGTCGTCCGGTGGCGCCTTCATGATCCGATCTACATCTTTCACGCCTAACGCGTCGTACATATCGCGATAGACTTCATACATATTGTGAATTTCAGGTGCGGCACCCGCTAACTGCAACTTGGTCTGTGCCAATACAATCCGCTGTGCCTGACTGAATACGTTTGGATCCGATACTGGGATCACGTCTACCCGCTCGTCAAAGTCTTCCGCCATGATGGTGGCGTCTTCGCCTTCAACAGAATACGGATATTCTTGCGGTAGGCTTTCGCCCATAACGCGAGCCAGAATCTTAAACTCTACGCGCATCGCGTAGTGTAAGCGTTTGTGAATCGCTGACATGACGCGGGAACCTTGCTCCAGCATCGCGATTGTCGTGCCCACAGCGGCGCCTTGATTGCCGTCGCCCACCTTCATATCTGTAATGGTCGCGAACCGCTGTCCGGCGTCTACAACAAAACCTAGCAACTGGAATAACGTTGGGTCGGGGCCTTTGAACGGCAAAGGCATCAAGCTGTCACGGATCGCGCCTCCCGGAGCGTCCACATCACGGAATTCACCCGGCTGAAGCGGGTCATCATCGTCCCTGATCCGTAGTCCGCGGGCTTTGAAGCCTGCTGGAAGGTTCGAGAGCGTACCCGCGTCGATCAACTGACGAAGTGCAGAGGTTGCTGTGCGCGAAAGGCCGCCAATGGTGTGGATCAAGCCCAAACCGTAGAAACCAAACCCCGGTAAGAACTTGTAATGTACAAAATATTGAATTTTCTTACGCAATTCGTCGTCTTCTTGGTAATTACGACGGATCGCGAGGATTTCGCCCGTGTCATAGCTCAAAGTGACGATATAAGGAACCTTAATTCCAGTCATTTCGCCGTTTTCATCGACTTCTTCAAAGCCTTCGAGGTCCAAATCGATATGACACTCCAACAACGTGGCGTCGTAATCGATCTGAGACGGTGTCACACCGTCAATCCGCTGAATTTCATCAGTAACCGAGTCGCTCTGACTCTCGCCCGGATTGACCGGGACGTCCAAATAGAAGCCCGATACCTGCTTTTTGCGTAAATCGTTGAGCGGCATACGCACAACTTGCGTAATATTGGGGCAAGTATCTAAATCAGAGGTCTCGTAAGGCACAACAAGGTTTTCTGCGGGCACAAATTTGCTCACCGCACGGCCTAAGCCCTCGTCAAAGTACACTTTCTTGAATGTAGAACCGGCCAAAGGCAAATAAAACAGCATTTGGTCCATGTCCGGCGTGTAATCTTCCATTACATTGGTGATGTAATAGTTCATAAACTGGCGAACACGGCGTGCCTGCGCTTCTTTTTCCTTTGACTTATCGCCAATAACCGTCGTGCGGACGGGACCCGAAGCAGGTAACAGCTCGTTAAACGCCTGTGCTTGGAACTGCGTTGCGGCTTCTGCCAACAGTGGATGCGTTACACCAGAAGACCCGCGGAAAGGTTGAGTGCGTTCTTCGTAGTTGAAACCCAGTAGCTCCAAACCGTCGGCATACGCGTCTTCCCATTCCTGTCTTGACGCCTTGTTGGCATCAAACTCTTCCATGATCTCTGCCGCAATGCGACCCAGCTCACGATCAGGAAGCTGTTCAGCAAGGTTTGCGGAAAAGCCCGTATCCTCCATCATGCCGTCTTGTGGTTCAAAATCGACTTCGACTCCGCCGTCTTCTGTTGGAGAAATTTCGATCTCACCAATATCTTCGCCTTCAATCATGGCGAGTACATTGTTTTGCGAGTCAGGAAGCTCGATTTCGATCTCTGCCGCTAAATCTTCAGGATCTAGCTGAGAGGGTACGTTTTTTTCAATAGCCATTCGTTGCTCCGGTCATATAAGGAACGTATTGCATAATACCATTGGACCGTGGTCCGCGAGTCATGTTTACTGCTCTGTCTTTCAAAGATACGACACCACCTTCGGCGTAGCCCAGTACGTCGCCCAGTTCTTGTTTATCAAGAATACTCATGTCGTCAGGATTAAACGTCGCAAGGATTTCATTTCCAGATTGTACGACTTTATTGCCTTTTATTCCGGCCTGTTCAAGGATAGCGTTAGTGGTCATCGCATCGCTATTGTTTGCTTTGGCGATAGTGTTCCACATTTCTTCGCCCGTGCTTCTATCGTCAATGCCGTATTGTTTAAGGAACGGACGCAACGTGTTACGAACAAACTCGCTTTGTTTGAAAAACGGTGCTGACCAGTCGAGGTATTGATCTTTCTCAGCATTTACCTTTGCTGTATAGACAAAGGCTTCGCCTTTATCCAAAGGTAATATCCGAGGAGTACCGGGATTGGGGTCATAGTTGTGAATAAGCGCAGATCCGTCATCAAAAAAGTAAAAAGATCGCTGACCCTCTAAGTCTGGAACATGCGTATTTGCTCGGGCACTAGCGTCTTGTAACACTAAAGATAGACCTTCCTCGGCATCGGGGTTTGAAAGATCGTACATTTGAGGACGAGCTACTTGATCTTCTGGGTCACCAAACAAAACGGCAACATCATACGATTCGTCTTCTTCGCCCGCGGCTTTTCTTTTTGCAAATTTTTGAGCGAAAGCGGTGGCTACAGGCTCTTCTCCAGAATAAATTGCAGGCCCTAAATTTGCTCGTGCTGACGTTAAACCCGAAGTCTCTTTGGTTGGCCGGCGAAATACATCAAAATCAAACGGTGATCCGTGTTTCGTGATAAACGCTCCAAGCATTCCGGGAGATAGTGCTGGGCCAAAAGCGGCAGAAGCAATGCCCGCGCTAGTTGGAACAATATCCATAGCCGCACCAGCTAGTTGCTCGTCTGAAACCGGTACTCCAGATAGCTTCCGATCAAAAGTAGCTAAAGCACGGCCTGCCATGCCCATGATTCCGCCAGCAGGGTCGAACTGAGACGGTTCTTCCATCTCACCGTAAACAGGATGTTGTACAGATTCTGGCCGACTAAATGGCAAAATGTCTCCGTACTCTCGGCCCGGTTGTTGCGTAACGTCTTGTTCAAACTGAGACGGTTCCAAGCCGGCATCGGATAGTTGCCGTTCAAAGTATCCTACACCGCCTCCCAGTTCATAGTTTTGGACCTCGGGCCGTGGATTCATATACAAGCGCCCTCTGCCACGATACGACTCCGCTTCGTTAAATCGAAAAGCAGGTGCCGCATCTAAAAGTTTGTAAAATTCGTCTTCGCTCATTTCTTCTAGGTGATATGGAGCAAACATCATTTCTTTGACGCCTTCTTCCTCACCAAACAGCTTGCCAATAAAGCCCGGTTCCTGCTTAAACTGCTCGACCTGTTCTTTCATTTCTTGACGGTCAGCTTCTGACAAATTGTCGTAAACCTCATCGGTCATCGACATGGCGCCACGCAAGGCGTTAAATCGAACATATCCAAGTTCTTGTGGATCGTTGAGATCAAACCCACGTTCACGCAACAACCTTTCCGGAAGTTCTGTGTCTTCCCCTTGACGACGCATCCGATAATAGTCCAAAGCACGCAAGGCGTTTTCCTCAACCTTCTTCGGCAACTCAATAATAGGATGCGTTCCTTCGTGGATCGGAACCTGAGAAAAAGCGGCATTATTACCGGCGATGTAAACCTGTCGAGGAATTCCAGCCTCGTCTGCTACTTCCGGCCGCAAGCTTGTGCCTAAAACGCCTTGGCTTCCTCGCGCCCCAAGGTAGTCCGAGTCCTCATAACCAAAAGGTATGGTTCCGGTATAGACCGCTTCCTCTGTCGCACGGCGTTCCAGAAGGTTCTGAGGCTCCTGCTCAAACTGCAAATAGTTATAATAATCAATCATATCCTGCGTGTTTTTGTCCAAAACACGCTGTGCCGTACCGCTAATCAAAGGATTCTCAGAATTGACGTCTTCAAAATAATCGGCATATCGCTCTTGACGCATATCAAAAGCTGGAGCGAGGTCATCGATCCGTCTTTGATTAAGCTGACCCCGCATTTGCTGTCTCAAATATTGTTGAGCACTGTCTTCAGCTATCTGAGAATTATCGGCCATAAATCACATTTCCGGAATGTCAATAGTACGCGACAACTTTAGCAGATTGATCGGTATCTTCCCAATCATCTGTGGGTAATTGAATAAAATTACCTTGCCGATAGCGCATCAAAGCCTGCGTCATGGAATCCACAAGGTCATCGTGCTCACCATTTGGAAAGGCCGCGACTTCCTCAACAAGCTCCTCGGCCCAAGGTTCGTCGGGGGCCCATACCATGCCGGCTTCAAACAAGGGTGAAACAGCATGTACCCGTGAGACCTTATCGTTACCCTTAGAAGGGGTGAAGTTAACGACGGGGATCCCTGTTTGGCGCATCTCGTGCGTCAATGGCATACCAGACGCCTTGGCTTCCACGATGACGGTGTCGGGGTCCCAAAAACTATACTGCTCAAACGCTATGGATTTGAGTTCCGGGAAGTCCCATCGTCCTTTTTTGGAGTCGAGCAAGATGACGTTTGGCTCTGCTCCTTCGTTGGGGTAAAAGACGCCCCACGTCGTAATCGCCGAATAGTCCGCCGTCTCGCGTTTTGAGAATGCCGTGTCATAACTTTGGATCACAAATTGAAGTTGAGGCACTGTATCTTTTTCCCAGACGTTCCACCACTCCCGTTTGATGATCGCATTCTCTTCGCCAGTCGGATTCTGCTGATACTGAGCATTCCACTTCGACGACGGAATCGACGCCCTGACTCGACTCAAATCCTCTAATGACCAAAACTCTGGCCAGCAAGGTTCCTCATTCTCTTCGCCAGAATTAAAAATCGCAGGTAATTCAACGACTTCCCACTGGTCTGCAAGGGGATCCTTAGCCATCGCCTTTAACAACTGGCCAGTCATATCCTTTTCTGACCACCGGGTCTGAACCAAAACAATACTGCCGCCCGGTTGCAAACGCTGACGAGGTCCACCGGTATACCAGTCCCACGCATCATCAAAACCAGAGTTGGACATCGCCGTCTGTTCCGAATGCGGGTCATCAATAATAATCAGATCACCACCACGTCCCGCCAAGTTGGAACCAACACCCACAGCGTAGTACATACCACCCTTATTCGTGTCCCAACGGCCAGATGCTTTGGAGTCAGCCGCTAACTGCACTTCAGGGAACACCTCCTGATAATCATCGGACTCGATTAGGTTTTTGGTTTTACGGCCAAAATTCACAGCAAGCTCTGTGGTGTGTGTCGCTTGAATGATCTTTTTGCGCGGGTCGCGTCCCATGAACCACGCTGGGAACAAATACGATGCAAATTCTGACTTCGTGTGACGTGGAGCCATGTTGATGATCAAGCGTTTCAGTTCACCGCTTGCAACGCGTTCTAGTTTTTCTGCAATGATTTTATGATGACGACCAGCAATAAACTCGGGCCAAACGTGCTTAACAAATGCCAAAAAATCATTTTGACATTTTTCAGTCTTCTCTATCTGAGCAAGACGTAAACGAAGCTTTAGCTCTTTATCGGAGAGCAATTCCATCGGTGTCGAATCCATAGCGGGGGACCCTATCGTATGCGAGTTTATAAGTAAATATACGGTAGTTACGGACTATATCATTTTTCTACCGAATATTTGTGAAAAACATGGCCCTTGTAGCGGTGCTCGACGGCCGCCGGCCGCGCGCCGCGGATCGCGCGCTGATTGCCGATTTTTGCGGATAGCCTCGATTGGGCGGGGAACCTTAAACCGCGTTCCGCGTGCCGTTCTGTGGATAACTTGCTGTGGATAACTTCCGATTTTATCCACAACCTAAGTCATTGATTTTATGCGATAAGCACCACCCCTGGCAGCTGCAAAAGTCGCATAGTTTATCCACAAAAAACCGCGCTCAATTGATCACTACTAAAAACAGCGCGCCATGCTCCGCGATCCGCTCCGCTCGTTTCTGGGCAAATAGTCAGGGATCGACGCGCCGGTGTCGTCGTGTACGTTTAATTTTGACATACAAGAAACATACAACCGCTGGACGCGTTCCCCGATCCGGTGCGCTGGGTGCGCTAATTTGTGGCCAGTTATCCGCCGATCCGGTGCGCGGTACACGCGCCGCGGTACGTTTGGCAGGGAGCGCGCGCCGCGCTCCGCGGCTTGATTATCTACCGGCAATAAAAAGGCCGGCGGGATCACTCCGGCCGGCCTCGCGGTTGGTGCGACTGGTTAGCCAGTCACGGGATCAAAGAGGCGTTGCGTTGCAATGTTGAAATGCACCGGCTCGAATTCGCTGATATCGATAATATCGCGCTCAAGTATTAGCACGGCCTCGAAATTGCGTTGGGCGAATCGGTAGCCGATCCCGTAGAAATTCAGCACCCCGTTTAACCGCTCGCGAGTGGTAACAGTGTTCCAACCGTGCAAGGTCAACCCGATGACGTCCGCGTCTTCGGTCTTCCAAACTATCGAGTTGCCGTGCAACCAAATAGTTTCGCCATCGGTTGAAGTGTTGCCAATTGTGCGGGATTCACCGCGCGCCCATGACTTGATGATTTCTTGAGTAACTTTTCTCATTTTCTATTCCCTATAAGTTGCGGCCGGTATTGGCCAGTCGCGAGTATAACCAGTGATATAAGAGAAACGCAATAAAAAGGCCGGCGGGATCGCTCCGGCCGGCCTCGCGTTGCACTGGTTCGGATTAGGTGCAATCAATGGACAAGACGATATCACCATCGCGGATCATCTCGCGTACTACATCGCGCACCGCCGCATCAAATGAGCTATCGCCGATGGCGTCCCCGATCCGCTCGTCTACATCGTCGCCGTCAATAAATTGTGACCGCTCAAATGCATCTTCGATCTCGCGCTCGACACGATCCTCGACAATCGTCTCGACGGCGCGCTCGAATTCGCTCCCGTTCATGACGTCACCCATCGCCTCATCAATCATAGAAGTAAAGGCCGCCAATATTTCAGGTTCAAGCAATGCGAACATGCCCGCCGTGATGTTCTGGTTTTTCTCAAGATACGAATTAGCACGGGTGCGCTCTCGCTCGATCTCGATCTCGGCAACGTGCAATTTATTGCGATACTTTTCAACCTCGGCGCGTAGATCGTCCGGAGTGAATTCGGCTTTCAACACATTAGTCATTTCGTTTAAATCAGTCATTTTTAAATTCCCGTAGTTGCGGCCGGTATTGGCCAGTCCCGATTATGCGATAAACGCAATACTCAATGCAAATAAAAAAGGCCGGAGTTATTCCGGCCTTCTGGTTAGCTATGGGTATAGCCGTCGGGTTCGATCCCTAACCACATGCCGCACCACAAGATTAGATAGGTACGCTCATCTGGCCGGCACGCAACGCCAAGTTCAGCACGGCGGCGGAAATGCAAAAACGATGGTGAACCATCGGGATCGCGACAAAAAACGCGGTACAGTGATTCAAGTTGCTGTCTGTTCATTTCACGCTCCCCGCGGATCATCGTCCGCCATAAAGGTTTCAGTATCTAAGACGTAACCGGTTTCTGGATCGTACTCATGCCACGCCATTAGTTCGCGGAGCGCGCTCTCAAGATCGCAGAATAAATGCTCTACGATGTACCCATCGCCAGTGCGGATCGTATGTACAGTTGTCATTTCAGTTTCTCCCGTAGTTAGAAATGAGTAGACAATATCGCATAGCTGTTTCCGATGGTCAATAAAAAGGCCGGCGGGATTGCTCCGGCCGGCCTGTATTAGTCGTGATGATTATGCGGCGACTTTGTCCAAAATTTTACCGGCGCGGCGCTCGATCTCGATCCGGTTATCTTGGTGCGGAATATCACGAGCAATAGCAGTAATTGCCTGAGCCGCGTCCCACACTGATTCAACCGGCCGGCCTTCCTCTTTCTCATGACGTTGCATTGCGGCCTTAGCCATACGCTGAGACAGTCCGGCACGCTTGGTTAAGAAGTCGAGTCTATCGTCGTCAGTCTTGGCCACGTTAGCTGACTTAGCCTTCTGAACGCCTTCCACAAATGTTGACGTTGCACCAGTTGCAAACGACTGCAAAGCAGGGCGCGCCTCAATGGCGAAACGATCCGGCGCGAACTTGGTGTGGCGAATCTTGATCTCATGGAAATTCTCAACGCCCCACAAGTTGCGATTCATACAAACGCCACGCAGATACATTGCCGCCACGCCGGCAGTCTTGCTACCGGTCTCGGAGTTCCACGCATAGAACCCGCGGAACATAAGGTCTGGCTCGCCATTGGGTAGCTTTCCGACTTCAATTGGATTCCGATCATCAACCAAGAACACAAAGATATCTCGATCACTGGCAAACAGTGTCGTGGTGTCTTTGGTGACTGGCACTTCAGGATCATAAACCGCCATGCCGTTGTTTGATCCAACCATCATGCCCGGTACTTTCCAACGTCCGCCGCTCGCATCAACCAAATCTTTGATGGGCTTCAGGATCTCATGATCATAGATACGGCCGTAGTCAGCACCAGTCGCGGCGCGCAGTTCGCCGTGATCACCTTGGCTGTACACCTTAACCAAGTCGCGAGACCGGTTATGTTGCAAGCCCCACTGCAAGCAGTCCGCAACCATTGGTGCGGGCAGGTCTTTCAGGTAACCGGCCGGCGCTCCCGCCAGTTGCGCTAACTGACCAAAAGACCAGTTGGTAGGCATGTTCTCGCCCTCGATCCCATTCTCATCACGGTACTCAATCAGCACGTCACCTCTCGATGGATTGTCAGCATCAACAGTGCCAACGATATTCATCTTATGAGTATCGACGATCCGCGATTTCATCTGGCCGGCGTCGATCTTCTTGTGAGCCAACATATCGTCGAGTGAAAGGAAGCGTTCATCTTCAGGGCGATTAAACCAGTTAGATGAAACAGCAGAGTTGCCGATACCATGAGCAAAGGCGTTTGTTTGATAAGTTGCCATAACAAAATCTCCCGTAGTTATTGGCCGAGCAAAATTGCTCACTGGCGATATTCCTATAAAGCGCAACGTAATGCAAGTAATTTTTTAAAAAATAAAAAGGCCGGTCAGGTTGCCCCAACCGGCCTTGGTTTATTGCTTTAGTTCTGGCTTGCCGCACCCCGTAGAGTTTGGTGTTTTTTCGAGAGCGGGTGTCCACTTCTTAATGAATCGATCCAGTTGACGAACCTCGCGTTTCGCATCGCGTTGAAGTTCTTTACCTTCTTCGCCGCAGTATTCCCTATTGGAAAGCGTGCCGCTTTCAAAATAGAGAGAGCGCATGTAAACCGCCTCGCTTACAAGTTGCCAGTCGGAGTATTCATCTGGCGTGCAATTGTCATCGATGCAAATCACATTGAGCAATTGATCGTTGAGCCGTTCACATTTCAATGCGTCGCGGACGCACTCCCGATGCTTTTGATTAGCCATAGCTAAATCTCCCGTAGTTGATTGTTAATTAACTTTCTCGGGGGCTTCCCGAGATGACTTAGATTTCCAAGTCATGTGGTCATTATCGCATACCTGAATCCGGTTGTCAAGTTAACTTTTTAAAAAGTTATCTGGGGTTGGGTACAAAAAAGCCCCGACTGGCGGGGCTTTGTGGTCAGCGGCGGCGACGTCGCCTAACCGGTTTCTTTTGAGCTTTGTCCCAAGCGTCTTGGCCGTAAAGCATCTTGGCTATCCATTGAATTAAAAACATCAGTCGTCCTTTGCCCAGTCCATGTTGTAGCCCATGCGCTCACACGCCTCGATCACTTCATCACCGAGCATAGTCACGCCGTCATAATCCACCAGTTTGATCCCATCGAACCAAAGGCCGCCGCCGTCATACTCTCCATGAACATTATGTTCAAAGCCGTGCGGCACGCCGTCATCATCAAGAAAGATTTGATAATTATCAGTCTCGACGTGGCGACGAATACCAGTGTCAACCATTTGCAACTTCATCAGGAATTTCCTCTACGATTGTTTCAATAACTTCGATGCACTCAGATTCATCTGAGTAAATATCAAGAATCTTTTTACACGCCTCAGTTTCGTTATCCGCATCAACGTAATAACGATCTTCGACGATCCATCGTTCAGCAACGCAATAACGTTTCATTTAAAAAATCTCCCATCTTCTAAGAACCAAAGGGAATTTGCTTCAAGAAATTCTGAAATCCCTTCATCGGAATAACGAAACTCCCCGCAGTCGTGACAAACGGATAATACAACGCTCTCCAGTTCATCATGTTGAGCGGATTTGATGACGCAATAATCTGACCAAGTGCCAGTCAACGGGCAACTTTCCGCATCTAATGACTTCAAAAGCTCTGGATCAAATTCAGTTAAGCGAACAAATTCGCCCCTATCTGGGACACAAGAGACTGAATAATCAAGATGTCCTTTGACGTGTTCGGCCAAAGCCTTGAGTGACGCCACAACATCGTCAATGTCTACGTCAGCTAAATCATGCCAGTTATCCCGCACCCAGTTAAGGACAGCATCTTTGTTCGGGTGGCTTTCAATAGTGAAAGCCTTGAGGGTTACTTCCATCACTCAGCCTCCTTTTCCAGAATTGCTACGTCTTCGTAGTCTTCGTTCCAAAGAGACGCAACATAGTACGCCGTATCGAAATCAACGTAATGGTCAGTGACTTCAGTTCCACCAACCCAAACAGAATACAAATCACTCATTACAAAAACTCCCAATCAATAGCCGAATCAATCGAGTCCCAGTTAATGCCGTAGTTCGCATCAAAGTCGTGACAAATTCTTTCCATGATGGATTCAATCTGATCCATAGTCAGATCAGGGTGACCCCTTTCTTCCGCCCGTATACGGATATCGTCTGGATACCAAAGGTCTTCAATGACTAACGTGCCATTGCGTTTTACTAATTTACACATCGCTAAAGTCTCCCGTAGTTGTTAGCGAGATTGAATAGTATGCGACTATGTCGAGCTAATCAACCCCCAAAACAATTTCCAATCTGCTTTTTCTTTCATGCAAAGAACAGGCTCTACTCCGGACAAGCCGTCAACCTTCAAGTCCAAAGCCGATTCGCCGCGGAACAGGTATATCTCAGGGGCAGAGTTTTTCGGGTGCTTCTTTACCGCAACCCACGTCAAAGCGTGAGCATGTGTGTTCAAGAAGGCTACTTGATGCGGCCGCAGATCAACGGAGTTCCCTTTAGTAACCTTTAGCTCCATTAAGTGTAAGCGGCCATGCTCATCGCAAATAAGCAGATCGGGGATACCGGCAGTAAGCCACGTCTCCAAGCGAGTCAGAACTAATTTCTTATCAGTCCTTTTCGCTCCCTCCTTCATCTGTTTGTAGAAGTCGCTCTCTTTCGTATTCGTCGTCTTCTTGGTCGCTTCCTCCCACGGGAGTGACATCGATGATGTTGGACTCATAGTTATCTCTCATTTCGTTCAAAGCCTTCATGACTTCTTCTTTGCTCATCTGATCAATCGAGCCATGTCTAATTTCTGATTTATTTACATAGATATCGCCATGCGCTTGACCACGACGGTACTCAGCTTGAACCGCGGCAGAGTACGCTCCGTTCTGCAAAGCCTCATCTCGAATACGTTGTAGGTCTCGCAAGTGTCGTTGAAAGTTGACTGCGTATTTTGCGTCCAGTTCATCTCGATACGATTTGATGGCGGCCACAACATGTGGACAGATCAAAGGGTTGGTCATTTCATACGCTCTGGTATGTGCGCTCGATGCAGGATAGCCGGCATTGATGGCGGCCTCTCGCATTGTTATCTGACCATCATTGCTCACAAGCTCTTTGACAAAAAGCTCCTGCCTGCGATTCAGCTTTCTGTTCTTCAGTTCTTCGAGCTTGTTCTTGTCTACAACAGGATTTCTTTTGATTCTGGGCATTACTGTCTCCGATAGTTAAAGGACGTATCAGACTTAAAATATAGCCCTTTTCTTTATATAGAGCAAAATTCAAAAAAGATTTTTTTCAGACAGACCCCCCGCTAACGCACTTTTGATTTATTGATTTCTTGGTTACATATTTGTGGTTACATGGTGTAACTGTTTATGTAACCTCTGAAAGTCTTACTATATAAGGGATAGAGCGTTTCGGTTACACGGTTACACCGGTTACGGCTATTTTTTGCAAAAAATATTTTTTTGATTTCTGAGCTATATAAGTAACAAGTAACTTTAGTAACCAAAAAGACGAAAGCCCCGTGAGCCGTGACCCGCGAGGCTTTCTCTGTTGTTACACCACCGTGTAAAAGTTACGCCGCTTCGTCGATTTCTGCTTGTTTTGCCTTCTCGGCCTTCGCTTCCTTCTCGCGCCGCATTTGGTTTTCCAATGACTTCCTTTCAAATTCTTGTTGGTTTTGTTGCCAACGTTCAAGAATCTGAGACCAGTCTTCGGTGACCGCGTCCCACGCATCTTTGTTTTTGAGGAGTTCGAGGTTGATCATTGGATTGGACGATACGGAGCGGAGTCCGAGGTCGAGTTCCATTTTGTAGAGGTTAGCTTCTGCGAGCCAGTCAAGGGCGAGTTCATGTTCGCCTTTGAATTCGTATTCGTCTGAGACAAATTTGCAGAAGTGGTAGCAGGATTTGTTAGTCAATAATCCTGCGTGATCTCTTTCGAGACGAGGTCGCTTTTCCATATTGGTTTTCCCGTGTTTAAAAGTCTGGTTAAGAACGAGGTTCTTTGGGTCTGAACAGATTGTGAGGGTCGATGTTTTGCATCATCGACTCATGGAACATTTTAACATACGCGTCGTATGCTTTGACCGCGAATTCAGTTTGTTTTTCTGACGGCACGAACAGTTCTTTGAATTCTTCTGGCGTCAGATCGATGGTGACTTTCATAGGTCTGGTTCTCCTTTGATGGCCGTGTTGAAGTCGATATACCCGTACTGGACTAACGTCGCGTCGATAAAATCGACTGAGTATCTGTCGCCATATTCTGTGTCGTACACGCACAGTTCGAGTTCTGGATCGAGTTCCAATTCTTGGACAAGGGTCAGCAAATCTTTAAGCTTCATCGGAATCCTCCTCGACTTCATAAGTGTCGCAATACCCGATGGCTTCAAGTATTTCATCGTCGTTTAATTCCGTAAGACGCTTAAGTATTGCCTTACAAACCTCGGTTGGCGTGACTTCACCAACCGCGCTTTCATTCACGACAGAGAAAGCGATGTCGTACATGTGGTTGTATTTCATTACCGCATCTCCCTTTTCTGAAATTCTGCTTTGAGTTTATTTACGGTTTCGACAAGCATAACGATGTCTTGCAACGTCAGTGGGTGGTAGCCGAAAGTAACGCCGTCGATTAGCGAGCCGTGAAGGCTGTCCATTGTTGCAATGGCTTCGTCGATGGCTTCGACAGCAGATTTAGGCAACCGCTTTTCGCGGATTGATTCCACGCGCTTGTTGTGCTTTGCCGTCAATTCGTTTTGTTGTGCAATCCAGTCTTGGTGATTCATTTTGGTTCTCCCGTTCAGTTGAGATTTGGAATATATGCGCTTATCGCATACATGTCAACCCCCCTAACATAAAAGAAAGCCCCGATGGACATTGGAGGGATCCATCGGGGCTAGGGGTCAACTACGGGAATAGTTGTGCAAACTATATCTCTTTATGAGAGCTTTGCAAACGTTTTCGTTCACTTTCTCTTGCAATCTCACCCACAAGGCGAGCAAATTCTGTCAGTTCTTCCAGATTTGCAATGTACGCACGGCAACCGTTCCGCAGGGCGAGTTGCGTTTTGTCTTCATCTTTGACGATACCGGCTTTGACCGCGAGGTCATGCACCAGATTCGACATCGATAATCGTCATGCGGCACTGATTACAGTACCGTCTTTCTGACCCGTGATCCGCGATCCGCGCAAGGTCTCCATCGCAACGCGGACAGCGGTTATTTCTTAATCGTTCGCCCACCGCGTCGCTAAGTTCTGACTCAATAGGCTGTGGATTAAGATCGAGTTGTTCCTCACTCTTTATCGTCATCTGTAAGGTCTTTCATGATGTTTTCGATTTCTTCGGCATCGACGACTGGCTCGTACAGTGCTTCGATTTCCTCGGGCGTTACGATCATCAACTGCTCGTCTGAATCGATGGCGTAGCCCATAGCACGCAAGAAGTGAGTCAGTTCGTACAGCATTCCGTCCAATCCCAACTGTTCGTCGAGAACGAATTGAACACTGCGTAGGCCGTTGTTACCGCCATTTTGGCGAGTGTAATTGATCGTAATCATGTCATTTCCCCTTTGTTTGACTATCACGAAGTGCGAGTTCTAGCCAGATGGCTTTGTCCTCAAGTTGATACGCCTTCTGCATGAGTCGGCGTGATTTTTTGTGCAGATATATAAAATATTTGCGACGAAAAAAGTTATTCAGCTTAGTAAGCATATTGCGTCCCCCATGCTTAGTTCTCCGACTACTTTAGCGCCTTGTATGTGACAGGATTTATGCAAGGGATCAAAAACCAGATATTTTTCACCTTTTCTTGCGATGGCCAAGGTGCGCGAATATTTGTGTGGTTTTCTATCGACAAGGAACCGGCGACGGTGAAGTAATGCTTTTGCATTGTCTAACGCGTCGAGCGCCGAGTTGAACGTTTGCACTTTCAAATTAATCATAAACATTCATGCGGCGGGGGTCTTTCTTGCCGCCGTAGCGGTGCTTCTTGTCGAACCCGTTATCAACATAGGTCTCAAAAATTAGACGCAACTGTCCGGATATCGTCCGGCCATCTTCTTGAGCAATGGCTTTGATTTCTTCGTAGACCTCGCGAGGTACGAGGACACTTTTCCAACGTTTGGTATCCATAATATCTCCTCTTTGTCTGCGATTATATGCGAACGTATAAGAGTATACAAGATTTATGCATAAAAAAGCCGCCCGAAGGCGGCAATAATCAAGGGAGTCTCAATGAAATGATGAAGCAGTAGCTTCAGTAGCTTTTAAGCTACTCTGCCTCACCCCAACTAGGTCCGATTTCAACATCGCACTTATTTGGTACTTCTAAAGGTACAGCAGATTCCATGATCTGTGCAATTTGCAGTGCATCATTTTTATCGGTAACCGACATGGCGATTTCATCGTGAACCTGAACCAGTGGGATACGGCCGGTTTTGTAAATATTAACCATCGCTTGTTTGGTCATGTCCGCGGCCGACGCTTGGATCAATCTGTTCAACGCTTTGTAGGTAAACGCACGCTTCAGTCGCGTGGTCTCCCCGTATTCTTTGACGGCATCACGGTAAGGCAAGGCTTTATTCATGGCAAAGCTGTCTGGCTCCCATAAATCGAACCGACACTTGCGGCCTAAAATCGAACGAATCGAGCCGGACGCATCTTTTTCATTCAATCGGTTGGTCACACCCTGCATCAAACCTTTCACAAACGGTACGCGCTCGTGATATTGGCTGATTAGCTTTTTCGCTTCGTCTACCGGTATGTCCAATTGATCGGACAATTTGTTGACCCCCATGCCGTACATCATTCCGAGGTTGATGGTCTTTGCCTGTTTTCTGCCAATGTTTGCCATTTCGGCCACCATCGTATGGAAGTCGGTGCTTGGGTCGTCGTTATAACGTTGTACGAACTCTTTAGCGCCTTGCAATGGAATGCCGCGCGATTTGCCATATACATGAGCATAGTGAACCAAGATCCGTGGTTCCTGTTGCGAGAAGTCTATTGCCGCCCACTGCTCTCCTTCTTCTGGTAAGAACAAACTGCGGATCATCGGTCCAAGCTCTGGGTCGCGGGCCGGTATCTGTTGCAGGTTTGGGTTTGCCATTGACAGCCGTCCTGAGACCGTACCCCCTTCATCAGACCTATTCTGGTTTATGTGACCATGTATGCGGCCGTCCTTCGCACAATATTTTAAAATGTTATTAATAAATGTGCCGGAGGTCTTGTTGATGTTCCGCGCTTCAACGATCAGCTTTGCAAACGGGTGTGCTTGCTCGGCCAAGAACGTCTTCGTAAACGAAGGAGCGCCTTTCTCCGTTTTAGGATACGCAACCCCGATCTTGTCGAACGCTTTGGATAACGATTGTGCCGCCCAGATTTCAACGCCGAACCCCGCTTGCCGTTTGATTTCTTTGTGTAACTCGACTTCTCGTTTTAACAAGGCGTCGCGAGTACGCTCGGTTTTATCCATGTCTATGCGGACACCACGGTAGGTCATGTCAACCAGACAAGGCAGTAGCTCCAGTTCGAGATTGACGATATCCCAAAGCCCTTGCTTGCCCACCTCTACGCTCATGTAGTTCCACAACTCTAAGGCTAACTGCGCGTCAACCTCGGCATAGGGTCCAACATACATGGCAGGCATCTTCCACATCTCTGCTTTTGGGTCGAGGCCGAAGGTCCGTGCCGCTTCAACCAAATCCTTTTCGGACTTAGTTTTACCCAAAAGGTCGAAAGATAGGGCATTTAGGCTATAACTGTATCTGTTTTCATCTAACAGACTGCCGATGAGCATCGTATCAATAATGCGCCCGTTGAGCGTAAAGCCCTCGCGCTTGATCCAACCGGCGTCGTACTGCGCGTTATGCATAATTTTGTCGCACGGCAGTTCAAAAACCTTCTTGAGCCACTTGCTTATAATTCTCTTGTCTAAGTTACCCCCGCCTTTATGCCCTACAGGAATATAGCCAGACCACTCGTCGGTCGCGATGGCATAGCCCACCACCTCGCCGTTTCCAGTCGCCCAACCCGGTCCCATCGTTTTAATATCGGGGTCGCGTGTTTCGACGTCGATGGCAATTTGTTTGGCATGACTTAGGTCAGGTAGCTCTGCCGGCGGCACCCATTCGGTTTTCGGCGTAAACATCGCCATCTGTAAACTCATTTCTCACCTCGATCTTTTTTACTTAGCCACCAATACCAAATGGGCGACACAAATATAATTGTCCACAAAATAAAATTAGCCCACGTCTCGTGCATCGTCTTTTTTTGTTTTGTCTTTGTTGCCCCAGATGGCGCCGCGATTATTGTTGTCGTATTCAGTCATTTTCGATTACCTCGACTTCCGCTGTTGTTTGTATCCATACATGAGCGCCGCAATCCAAAGGTTTGTCTGGTTCGTAAACCACGGCAGATGGGCCGTAGATATGCACGGCATTACCTTTTTCGTTACCTTTTGTATGCTTAACCGTAAAAATAGGCTTTTGGTCGTCCGGATTCTTTTTGTTGTGCCGGACGTTATGCTGATTGACGTGTATCCTTTTGATTACACCTTGCTTAATCTTCATCAGCGATCTCTCCACCTAAAGCCGCATAACCCGCAATGTCCACCCATGAGTCTTTATGGTCGCTTGTGTTGCATAAACGACTCATTTTGACTGCGATCATACATAGCACCACTTCTTCTGGCTCGATGTTCACGTCTAAGATGGCTGACCAGAGGTCCGCGATCCGTTGATGGTTAGTCAGTGGGTCGCCATACACTTCATCGCGTGCCGCGGCAACCAGTTCTGACGCTTCTTTGAGTAGTTGTTCTCGGTTCATTACAAACTCACCTGTACTGCTTTAAAACTATCCGGCCCGTGACCGGTGTATTTACTTGCGGAGCCATGTCCCATATACGCTTGCTTAATGGCGTCTTCCTTTGACGTTGCTTTAACGCACATCAAATATTGATCGTTTAGAAATACCCAAAAAAATTTAAACATTGCTATCTCCTTGCATAAGATTCCTATGCATTCCTAATAGTCCTGCAAATCAGGGATTACATTCCCGATTTTCAGAGTTCGTAGCTTCTCGATACATCTTCCGGCTCGACAATAAACAGGTTCTCTCTCGCTCGGGTCACGCCAACGTAAAACACACGATGCAAATCATCGGGGTTGTTGCGTGCCGCTTTTTCTGCCGCCGGCGATAAATCTGTAAACAGTACAACGTTGTCCGCTTCGCCACCTTTTGAACCGTGGATCGTGGACACTGTAATGCGAGGCTCGCCATTGAACTTTTCGCCGCGACGTAGTAGAGCGATGATGTACGCCCGATCTTGTTCAGGCAGTTTGTCCATTGCGACGTGCCAGATCATTTCTTTGTCTGCATTCAGGCCGTGGTCCGCGATCAGCGTATCGAGATCCACCATGTCTTCATCTTGTAGTGCAGGCAGTTTTTTAAAGCCCCGCGCAATGCGTTCTTTGCCGCTCATAAAACTGTAGATGTGTCGTGCTGTTTTGCCAGATACCTCGCGGCCTTTGCGGAGAGTCTCCCAACCATTCACCGCATCGGCCACTTTCTCAGAGATAGACCGGTGTCCGCGGTAGTTGAACAGGTAGCCGTTTGACTTCAGATCACGCGCGACTGGCGTCAACTGATACCCCGCTTGAGAAAGAATGAGCCACGAACCGTGGGCCATGTTCACTCCATCGATGGTCGAGACGCGTTCTACACGGCCAGATTCTGTTTTCGGTTTGTACTTTTTAGGGAAGCGTCGCGAGATGCGTTTGCTGATGGACTCGGCCACGTCGTGAACTTGTCGTGGGATGCGGAACGAGTTCTCTAAAATCTCAGAGCCGCCGTCCAGATTAATAAAGTGATCGACGTCTGCTCCTGCCCAACGGTAAATGGCTTGGTCGTCATCTCCCGCGCAGTACATCTTATCGGACATGCCGTCCAGAATATGCGCGATGTCCCACTGAAGTGGCGACAAATCCTGCGCTTCGTCGAGAAACGTCAGTTTAAACCGATGTTTAAACGTGGGCGCTTGTTCGACAAATAATTCCAACATGTCGGTAAAATCGCAAACATTGTACATATGCTTGTACTTTCGTAAGGATTGATCGACATAGTTAACCGTATTCCAGTCGGTATCAATCTCGCTTTCGTTGTACTGCTCGCGCAACGAGACTTTCCGCAAACGAGCTAAGTTGATTAAACCTAGTATCGGGTCACTGGTTTTTGCCAGTTCGATAAAATCATCGCTAACTTGTGACTGCCCAAAAAGCTCGACGCCAATCGCATGACTGAGTTCTTTGTAATGCTCTTTCTGCATGATCTGGTCGGACTGAATATCGGTCATCGACAGCGCAAGGCTGTGCAGTGTCCGAAAAAAGACCAAGTCGTTTTTTGCATCAAGGCCGAACCGTTCTGCCGCACGTTCTTTCGCTTCGGTCGCCGCTTTTTTGGTAAACGCAAGAAATGCTATCTCTTGCGGTTGCACACCTGAATCAAGTGCTTTGTCCACCATGTTTAGCAGTGTTGTTGTTTTTCCTGTTCCCGGCGGCCCGAATATTCTGAACATCTTTGTAATCCTTTAGATTCTTTTCTACTTTCAGCACGATTTGACGTACCCGCTCACGGGATAAGTTCATTCGCTCCCCAATGGCTGTTAGTGTCATGTAGTAATGCATTCGCATTACATAAATCTCATAGTCGCGTTCACGATTATCCATTTGCTTCCACCCATTCTTCTAACCCTTCAATGCCATCAAGCTTTTCTAAAAATATTGGAGTGTACGAACCTAAGTACGAACCCAATACATTAAAGTTAAAATATTCAATGGCTTCCCAAATCTCGCAGTCGAGGTCGTGTTCCAGTATTTTGATGCATTTATCCATGTCATAAATGACAACTGTGGGTTCCCCACAACGGTGTCCCACGCCAACAATGGCTTCGTCTAAACCGTCTGCCTTCAACATCTTTGTCAAAACGGTGCCTCCTCTTGATCGAATTTTGGTTTAAGGTCGATGTCTGCTGATTCAAACGACGGGATTGCCCACACGCGGACGGCACGCCCCTTGATCTTCAGCACGGTGCTTTCACCGCTGATGTCTCGTAAGCGCTGTGCGATCTTGTGAGACTTATATTCAAAAAACTTATTTTTACGCAGGTGCGCTTCAAAGTCGCGCAACCGGAAATAAGTAATGTTCGCGTCTTCGTCGGTCCACGGTCGGCGGAGTAGGATCTCTTCTTTGTCCTGCGCTTGCTGTAGATGCCGGCAAAATTCTTCGAGGTAGTCGTAGAACTGACCCGAGGTCGATGCATCCTGTGCTACTTCCATCACAGCACTTTCATTGTCCCGCATTTCGGACATCAGAGTGCTAATCCGGCTCTCCCAATTTTGCTTGGATACAGTCCGCGGCATGAAGTTAAGCTGTTCCATACACGCTTTTTGAAAAGTTGGTTGCGATAAGAGCGCGTCAGTGTCGAGTTCCAAAGGCTCCCCATTAACGTCCATAAACCAGACAGGCGGTGTCGAGTTGTATTTGCGGAGATTCGCAATCGCGGCACCTGCCGCCGCCATCGCAATACCGAATTTCCGTGTTTGGCATAGATCCTTGTTGCAGTGAGCGCAGATTGGCGCGTCAGAACACCGGTAGGCATAATCCTTTTTTTCAAGTTGCTTCGCAACGATGTTAACTTCGTTGAGTGGTAAGGGCGGAGCCAGATACTGGGCATTATACTCCAATATCTTACTCTCCCACTCTTCAGGGTATGCCTTACGCAAGTAGACGCCCAGATTGAATAATCCATTGTTTCGTCCCCCTTCTGAGATTTTTTCTTTGCATAAATACTGTAGGCACGGCGGTCCATCTTTGACGATGATCGAATCAGTTTGTGGATTAGACAGACCCGTGAGTTGCTCTGGCGTTTGTACATGCGCGTCGTAAAGCGCAAAAAATTCATCCAGTGTGGCAGAGGTGCCGTCATCTTTGATGGCGTACCGCAAACCGTCTTCGGCGTCGTAGTACGGTAAATTTAAAAAGTTACCAATGTCGCCGCGGTCAAGATGGAGCTTGACCTGCTTCGGGAAAATCTCACTGTTACCGTAGCCGAGTGCTGTGGATAACTGTTGCAACGTCTCCTGCATTTCTTTGGCTGTAATCCATTCGGTTACAAACAAATAGCAATGCGCGCCGCCGGACTTCGAGCGACAAACAACTAACGGTAATTTTGCTTGACGTATTTTAGAAACCAGATCCGCGTGATCAAGCGGATATTGGTCAATATCAATACAGCCCCATTTGACATTGTTATCTTCATTGATGGGGATAATTCCAATGCCTTTACCCTTTCCGGATAAATGACCTTCCCACAGACCCGTGGTCCGTGGTTCGCGAATGACGGCCGCCTTTCCGGCGTTCTTGCCGCTTTGCGTCTTCTTTTCGACTTTAAATGTGCCATACGCTTGCTGTAACCCATCGAATATGGCGCTGAATTTTTCGACTGACATAACAGGTCCTCAAAACGAGGATGTATACACATGATGTATATACATCCTCGCAGTTGTTAAAACGCAGGGTTAGTGTTTGATTCCTCATCTTCCCCGTGTTTCACAACAACGTCCCCTGCCATGATGCTTTCAGCAAACTGTTTTGCTTGCAGGTAAAGCCCACCGTCAGAGACTGGACCAATGCGTGACATTTCCCAACCATGCCAAGACCCCTTTGAGTTTTCCTCAGATAGTGTCTTGAGATGGTAGGTGTAGGCAAAGCGTGGCGGAGTGAAAGGACCGTTCGATCCCTGCATGGTTGCCGAGGCCACCATTGAGTTCCACTTCCGCGACTTCTTGAGCTGAGTAGACTTCATTGCAATCAATGCTGTCTCCGCAGATCCATCTTCATTGAGAATCACAACGAAATGCTGATGTGTTTCTTCAATGTACTCGCCGTTGCCACCAACAACGTATTCTCGATTATCGGTCGAGTCGCGCTGTGTTTCTGGTCGCTTTTCCTGCGGCGTGTAAATCGCTTGTGGCGCTCCGCTACCACTACCCCGTGGCGCCCACTGGATAAAGCGGCGCTGATACGCACACGGGATAACCGTGATGCCTTCTTTACCGCTGTACACTGTGCCTGACACGGTGTTGTAGATATCCCCTTTACGTCCTGTGAAATCTTCATCATCGAGTAATGGGTCGAGTGCTGAAATGATTTTCAGGAAGGGTAAGGCAAGATCGTCTTGCTCCATTGTTGTTCCGACACCTGCGTCGGCTTCGAACATTGTTGGATCAAATTCGGCGATTTCACCGGTCTTCTTTTTCGCTACTGCTGTCATTATTTAGTCCTCTTGATTACTGCACGTTGTCCTACCCAAGCTCCGAAAAGCTCCATTGGAAAATCATCTCCGTTCTCGCAACGCTCTTTTACAAAAGCGCGTAAAGTCTGTGGATGAACATCCATCTTCTGCTCTGCGGCATATCCCTGCTGTGAAGCGAGTGCTTGGAAAGCAGATGCTTGATCGTCTTCGCCGCGGCCGAAAATACACAAGACTTGATTCTTGATAATATCGTCGTAACCGTTATCACGAAGCCACTCAAACGCGGCAGGCTTGTCGTCTACCCGAATCGATGCACCATACGTTTGTTTTACCGTCACGTCTGATCCGTCGTCCAAGGTCATTGATGACAAACCCAGCTCTGCCAACATGGTCGGCAAATCTTCGTCAGTCATCTTAATCAGAGCTTTTTTCTCGTCTTTGAGAGTTTTCTCCAGTGTCTCGATCTGCTCTTCTTTATTCCGAATGGCTCGTGCCAGTTCTGCCACAGATCCGAGGCTTTCTTGGTCGAGGCTTTCGATTTGAGATGTCGCAGTGTCCTGCTCCATCATGCTTAGTATGTCGTCGCTCATGCGCTATTCTCCGTTGTTAAAGGCACCGTTTGGGCCTTGACATATACATATATAATCTTATCATTAGCAAGTGTCAAGGGGAGAGTTGCATGAAATTTGAAAATTATGAATTCAAGACCAATCCGTATGATCATCAGCTAACCGCGCTGAAAGATTCGTGGTCCGCGGAATACTACGCGTTGTTTATGGAGATGGGGACGGGCAAGTCGAAAGTTGCCATTGATACGATGGGTATGTTGTATGAAAAGGGTCATATCGACGCGGCGCTCATTATTGCTCCGAAGGGCGTCTACGATAACTGGGTTCAGAAAGAAATAAAAGTCCATCTACCTGAACGTATAACGCGCAACGTTATACGTTGGACGCCAACCTCTGGTAAGGCGTATCAGGAAGAATTAGCTCAATTGGTATATGAAAAGTTCGATGGAATCAAAGTGTTAGTGGTGAACGTCGAGGCATTTTCCACGCCTCGTGGGACGCGATTAGCGGAAGAATTCTGCGTAAAGAACCCGAACAACCTGATTATTGTTGACGAATCGACAACGATAAAAAACAGAAAAGCACAGCGGACCGCGAATATTATGTCGCTGTTGAAGAAAAGTAAGTATCGCCGCATCTTGACGGGTTCGCCGATCACCAAGTCGCCAATGGATTTATTCAGTCAGTGCGCGTTCTTGTCACCCAAGGCGCTTGGTATCTCATCGTTCTATGCGTACCAGAATCGGTACGCCGTTGTCGCTCGCCGCACAATGGGCCACAAGACGTTTAACGAAATCACTGGCTACCGACGCTTGGATGAACTGAATCAAAAGCTTGACGCCTTTAGTAACCGCGTTCTGAAGCGCGATTGTTTGGATTTGCCTGACAAGATTTACATGCGACGTAACGTCAAGCTGACCGACGAACAGTTGAAGGCGTACAAGCAAATGCAGAAGCTCGCTCTGGCCAAGCTAGAGTCGGGCGAGTTATCCACAACCGCATCCGTTTTGACCCAGATTATGCGTTTACAGCAAATATGCTGTGGTCACCTGCCAGATGATCAGGGTGTGTTGCACCCGTTGAAAAGTAACCGCTTGTCCGAGTTGATGGACATAATCGAAGAAACATCGGGGAAGGTAATTATTTGGGCTACGTTTACGCATGACTTGAAAGCAATCCACTCCGAGTTGGTCAAAAAGTACGGCGAGTCTTGTGCGCGGATTTACTTCGGGGAAACACCACAGGATGAACGGCAGGAGATCGTGGATACTTTCCAAGATCCTGACAGCGAGCTACGTTTCTTTGTGGGGCAACCCAGAACAGGTGGTTACGGGATTACTCTGACAGAAGCAAACACGATGGTTTACTACAACAACGGCTACGATTTGGAAATCAGGTTGCAATCAGAGGATCGCGCTCACCGGATCGGGCAAGATTCCAACGTAACTTACATTGATATTGTTACACCTGATACGGTGGACGAAAAAATACTCGGTGCTCTGCGAGACAAAATTGACATTGCCGGTCAGGTCTTAGGCGAAGACACTAAGACTTGGTTGATTTAAACATCGCTTGAGGCAGACCCAGTGATCCGATGCCCGCGTTCACTGGGTTTGTGACCGCCCCGCCTTGTGCAAAAGCCCTATCAAACTGAAAGCCGAAACCTCCGGGTACTTTACCTATTGAAAGCCCGCCGCCAAGACCCATCCGGCCTCCGCCAAACTGGCCGGCACCTAAAGCTTGTCGCATGGCTTCTTGAGGGGTCGTTGGGGTGTTAATCGTGTCCATCACGTTAGACACGGCGCCAAGGTCTGGGCGAGAGACTGTTTGACCGGTTGTGACAGTAGGAACATTGACCGCTAAATTATCGTAAAGACCTTGATTAGTGACTTCAGGAGTACCGCGGTTAGATAGGTTGACTTGACCTGCAAACGGACGTGAGTAGTCTTCGACAACAACCCCGCTAGGTAGCGTCTTTGTATAGTTTGGAGTACTCTGAACTTCCGCCGGTTTTGTATTGAAGTTTACGGTGTTGCCTCGACTGTCTATCCGAGTATTGTCTCCGGGTCGGCTAGTCTTGCGATCAATACCTAAAACTTTGTCAACTTGTGCCCCGGATCCTCCAAGGCCACCGCCCCCTCCGCCATTGCCGGGGTCACCACCAAAACAGAATATTTGCTGTTCAATCTTTTCTTCAATTGTACGTTGGCTTCGCATGAACTCGTCCTACCCTTCCAATTCGTCCGCCTTTTGTCATTCGGACAAATCGGCCCTCTTTATCCTTGTAAGTATGTGCAGATAAATATCTGCGGCACTTACGAGCAATAGTCACTCCGTTGTTGTAAGGAGCAATAAAGTCGATAACGTATAGTGTGCCATTTAGGTGGTCTGTTGCCCAGTCTTCTGCTTGAAGTTTTCGCGTGCCTTCTAAATATCCACGCTCGGCTTCTTGGTTTAACCACATATATGTGAACATTCCGACGGGTTTTATCATATCTTTGTGATAATAAACCACGCATCGATTGTTCTCGATGGCCGGAACAATTAACCGCTCAATGTCGTCTACAGAATACTGCCGATGAAACTCCGACTGGTCCATCAGTTCCAAAACGTCCTGCATCATGAGAACAAGCTTCCGATTCCGCCGCCACCTCCGGCCGCTTGAATAATCGGATCATTCGGGAACATGGCCGCCATCTGTTGACGTTGCTGTGGATTTGCTCCGCCTTGTGGTGCAGGTTGCACTACAGGAGCTGATGGTTGTGGTGCAGGTTGCACTACAGGAGCCGTGGGCCGTGGTTGAATCACCGTCGGCGTAGGTTGAGCAAACCGCTGTGCCATTAGATTCTGTTGTGGTGCTTGGACCGAGGCTTGTGGTTCTTGCGTTTCTTCAGTTTCCGCAGGAGGCTCTGGCAACGGTTCTTCGCCCACGGCTCTTTCGACATACGGTAACCGACGTCCAACTTGAGTCGCGCTTCCGCCTAAAGCTTTGTCGATAGCCGCAAAAGTATTTTTGGCGTCTTTTTCATCTTTTATGGTTTTAAGCATTAAGGCCATTAAACGAGGATTTTTCATCATTTCGACCATAAAGTCGATTTTT